GGCGGGCATCACGGGTGCGTGTTCCATTTCGTTTGAAATCACGTACTATAGCTACCTACCTGACGCCGGTAAGTCGGACGGCCTGGACGATTTTATAACCGCGGCGAACACCTATAGAGTGGGCGAAGCGACCAACCAACAAACGGTGATTTTGCCATGACCGAAATCGTACGCATCAAGCCCGCGGGCCATAACATGGTGCGCAACCCGGACGCCGGCATGCGCCATATCGACCCCGCCGGGGAAAGCGTGGAGATGTCCATGCATTGGCACCGCCGATTGGCTGCCGGCGAAATTGAAATTGTCCCAGAAGTCTCTGACGTCGCCGAGCCGGCCGCCGTCTCCGCTGTCGTCAAGGAGAAAAAATAATGCCTATCCCATTTCAGCGCATTCCGGCCAGCCTGCGGGTGCCTGGTGTTTATTCCGAGATCAACAATTCGAACGCTACGAGTGCTGCGCAGCCCCTGCCGTATCGTCGGCTTTTGATCGGCACCAAGACCGCTGCCGGTACTGCCCCCGCGAACGTGCCGATCATCGTCACCAACACGGCTTTCGGCTCGGCGTACGGCGGCCCTGGATCTGTTCTCGACGGCATGGTCCGCGCGGCATTGGCCCAAGACAGTTTCACACCGTTGTTCGTTTTGCCGATTGCTGAACTCGGCGGCGGGGTCGCGGCCACCGCGACCATCACGGTCGCGGGCACTGCAACGGGCGCAGGCACTATTGCGCTGTATGTGGCCGGCCGTCTGGTGCAAGTGGGGTTCATCGCCACCGACACGCCGACGTTGATCGCGGGCAAGATCGTTACTGCAATCACCGCCAACACTGCGCTGCCGGTTACTGCCGCCAACACTGCAGGCGTCGTGACCCTTACCGCCAAGTGCAAAGGTGAAACGGGCAATACCCTGGATGTTCGTGTTGGGTATTACGGCGAGACCATCGCCGCCCCCGTCACCGCGGTGACTACTGCGTTTACCGGCGGGGCAGGTAACCCGGATATTTCGGCCGCACTCGCCGCACTCGGGGACCAGTGGTTCCAAGTATGGGCAACCGCGTACACCGATACCGCTAACCTCGTTCTGATTGAGAACGAGCAGAACAGCCGGTGGGGGCCACTGCGAGACGTAGGCGGCCATGCGTTTGGCGCGGTAAAAGGTACGCTGTCGGCCATCGGGGCCATCGGTCTGGCCCGCAACAACGAGCATCTGACTCTCATCCAGGCGGCCAACGAGCCAATGCCGGCTTATGAAAAGGCTGCGGAGACCGCTTCGATTGCTGCGATTTCGGCGGCGAATGACCCGGCCCGTCCGATTCAAAACCTGCCGTACGTGTTCTGCCTGCCGCCGATTGAAACCCAACGTTTCACCGTGAGCGAGCGGGACATCCTGCTGCACGACGGCATCGCCACGAGCAAAGTGTCTGCGGGGGGTGTGATGCAGGCGGAACGCTTGATCACCACCTACCAGACCAACAGCGCCGGGGGGATCGATGTTTCCTATCTGGACAGCGAAACGCTGTTCACCCTGCTGTACCTGCGCTACGACTGGAAGAACCTGCTGCTGCGTAAGTACCCCCGGTCGAAACTGGCCGACGACGGCAACCGCTTCGGTGCGGGCCAGGCCACCGTGATCGTGACGCCGAAGACCATGAAAGCCGAGATGGTGGCGTGGGCGATTCAGATGGAAGCGATTGGACTGGTCGAGAATATCGACGCGTTCAAGGCGGCGAGTTTCGCGGAGCGTAACGTGTCTGACCGCAACCGTATGGATAACCTGCTCGTGCCGGATCTGGTCAACCAGCTCCGTATCATCGGCAACCAAATCATGTTCATCCTATAAAGGGCGGCAACCATGGCCAACAAAGTAATCGGCGGGCTGCTCTCGTTGAAAATCGACGGAGCAATCTACCAAGCTATCGGCAGCTTTACCTTTAACCAAGGGCTGCCGCTGCGCGCTACGTTGATCGGCGCGACGGGAGTGGACGGCTACAGTACTACGCCGCAACCGGCGTTTATTGAGGGCGAGGTGCGCGACGGTTCGGAGATCGACCTGGCCGCGCTGGTCAATGCCGAGGATGTTTCGGTAGCGCTGGAGTTGGCGAATGGCAAAACGTTCGTACTCTCTGCCGCCCGTTTCATCGGCGAAGGCACGGGGAATACCGCCGAGAGCAATTTTGCGGTACGCTTCGAAAGTTCTCAACAAGGCGAATTCGTATGACCAAGACCACGGTAGTGATCAAGTTGCAGACCCCAGTCGAAGTGGCCGGGGAGTACATCGAAGAAATTACACTGCGTCGCCCCAAAGGCAAGGACATGAAAACCTTGACGGCGAACGCCGGCACCGGTGACCTGATGAAACTGGCAGCGCGCTTGTCCGGCCACCTCCCGGTGGTGTTCGATGAGATGGACGGCTTCGACGTAGCCGAGGTTTTGCAACAAGTGGGAAACTTTCTGACGACTGGCCCTTTGACTGGCGAATAGCTTTCGCCCATCTCGCAGGGCGCATGCAAATTGCGCCCAGTGAACTTATGGAATTTGACGCTGATGATTTGGCTTTCTGGCTGAAACGGCTTGAGGAGTTCGCAGAATGGCAACAGCGGCAAAGTCCTACAACCTCAGTGTAGTTGTCGAGGCCATCGACAAAATCACCGGTCCTCTCAAAAAAGTAACTTCCGCCATCGGCTCCGTCGGGTCCCGTTTCAAGGGACTCGGCGCCGGGCTACGCAACATCGGCGACCAAGCCGGTTTACCCATTTTTGTAAACGCCCTGGCCAAAGTAGTGGACGCCGGATCGGGCGTGTTCGATGCTCTCGCCTCGGTGGCAAAAGGAGCCGCAGCCGCAGCCACAGCGGTGGGCCTGTCCACTGCCGCAGTTCTGGCGCTGGTGAAAGGGTACGCCGACGCCACGGGGGCGATCGGTGACGCAGCGGAGCGCACCGGCGCGAGCCGTGAGCGGATACAGGAATTGGGGTTTGCTGCCAAGCTCTCAGGCTCCTCGGCGGAAACCCTGGAAGGTGCCTTGCTCAAAATGAACATCGCGGTGGGTAACGCCACCAAGGGTTCGAAAGAGCTTAAGGAAATGTTTGCGGGTCTCAAGATCAGTTTGAAGAACACTGATGGGTCTCTCAAATCCACCGACCAACTCTTTGACCTGTTCGTAAACCGCATATCCCGGATCAAAGATCCAGCACTGCAAGCCAAGGCGGCGGTAACAATTTTTGGTAAGTCTGCCACAGAGCTGCTGCCCCTGATCCGGAGCGGTAACAAAGGCATTGCCGAGATGGCTGCCGAGGCCCGCCGGTTGGGCGTGGTGCTGTCAGACGACGCAGTGCACGCCGGCGAGGACTTCGGGGATACTCTGGATAAAATCGAGTTCGCCGTGACGGGTGCAACCAATACGATCCTTAAGGCGTTGATCCCGTCACTCGACAAACTCGGCAATCAACTGATCGAGACTATCGTGAAGTACCGCCCGCAAATCGAGGCGTTCGCCGCGGAGTTTGCAAAAAACCTTCCACGTTATATCGACGAAGCCACGGAAATGATTCTGAAGTTGAAAGACTCCCTGGCTTTCCTCGGCGACTTTATTCTGTGGGTGTCGGATAACCTCGGGGTTTTCAAAACTGGCTTGGCAGTTGTCACAGGGGTCGTGATCGCGACAGTCCTGCCTGCCATCATTACGCTGACGACTGCAATCTGGTCGCTCGGCGCGGCTATCCTCGCAACCCCGATCGGGTGGATTCTTCTGGCGGCGGCAGCGTTGGTTACGGCAGCGGTGCTGATCTATAAAAACTGGGATCAGTTTTCGGCTTTCTTCATTGAAAAATTTGAGGAAGTGAAAAAGGCATTCTCTGAAGGTTTTGTCAAGGGCCTATGGCGCGCGTGGAAAGAGTTCAACCCCATCAGCCTCATTATTGAGGGGTTGAACAATATGGTTAAATTCGCCACAGGCATTGACATTGCGGGCATCCTTAAAGAGAAACTCGGGATTGCTACGGAAGTCAATGTCGAGGCCAAGGGCGGGGCGAATTCCGCAGAAGGCGGCGGCAACCCGAATTACACAGCAGTCCCGGAAGGTGGCCCTATTGCGGCTGGCCTGGCTGACGCAAAGGCAAAAATTACTTTAGACTTTAAGAACATGCCGGCGGGTGTCGCCGTCGACACGGCTGCTGGCCAAGGGGTTAAAGTGCAGACAAATCAAGGTTACTCGATGATGCCGGCGGCCGGATCATGAGCTGGCGTGACCGCCTACGCCCGGCCTCTTTCCGCGGCGTACCGTTCTCGGTCGTGACGATCGAGAGTGAATTTGGCCGTCGCCAGGTTACCCACCAAGCCGCGCTGATTGATACACCGACGGCCGAGGATTTGGGGCGGGCGGCTGACAGCTTTCAAATTGAAGGCTACATAGTCGGGGAAGACTACGACCAATCCCGCGACCGGTTAATCGTGGCGATCCGTGACACTGCCGGACCTGGCCGACTGGTCCATCCCTACCAAGGGGAAAGGTCCGTAATTGCCTCCGGCTTTCGTATCCGCGAAGACGTGGCCGAGCAGCGCATGTGTCGCTTCACGGTTACCTTCGGTGAGGCCGGCGAGCAGAGCCAACCAACGGAATTGGCTGATGGTCCGAACGTACTGGCGGGGCGCGCTGACTCCATCACCGAAGCTACCGAACAGAATTTTATCGACAAGTTCACCACCAGCGGTTTCCCGCAGTACGTGCGCGATTCGGCCACGGAAGCGTTTGAAAGTTTTTCGGATTACGTCTCCACCCCTACAGCGTTTTTGTCTGAGGCCTACACGGATTCGATGGGGCTTTTTAACTCGATCAGCGGCATTGCCGGGGGCGCGATCGATTTTGTTTCGGAGAATGTTTCAGACTTCCAGTCACTTGTTTCAGACTTCAGCGGGAACTTAGGGAACCTACTGGGCGAACCGGGCGACCTGGCGGAAAGTGTGACGAAGATCATCCGCGGTATCAGAAACACTTTCGGCTCTAGCGCGGGTTCCATCCTCAGCGGCCTGTTGTCTCGGTTCGACAGGGGCGGTAAGTCGGAGAGCCGACCGGATAGTCCGGTGCTGCCGCCTGCGCCAACACCCGTGCCGGGCTCCCCCACTACCTTGACGCCGAGCCGTGCCCAGACCTACGTCAACAACCAAGCCACGGTCGACTTGATCAGGCAGACGGCCGTGGCGGAACTGGCGGTTTTCGCCGTATCGAATACTTATGACACTCTCGACACAGCGATTGATGTCCGGGACACGGTGGCCGACTTGATCGATGAGGAAGCGGAGACCACACCGGATGACAACACCTACACGGAGCTGACACAGGCCCGCGCCGAAGTTGTTGCCGCGATCCCCGCACCCGATCAGAGCCCGGCACAAGTCGTCTCATATACGCCTTCGGCAACGTTACCGGCCTTGGTGATTGCGCAAACCCTCTATGACAACGCCGCCGTAGAGTCACAAATTGTCACGCGAAACCGACCACGCCATCCCGGGTTTCTGACCGGTGGCCAGCCGCTACAGGTGCTCAGTGATGTCTGACGATCTGGCCCTCTACATCAACGGCCGAGTCTACCGGGGGTGGACCGACATTGGAGTCACCCGCGCAATGGATGCAATCGCCGGTGCTTTCGCCATCTCACTGACCGAACGCTGGGCCGGAGACGGTTCGATCTCGGCGCAGGTCGAGCCGTGGCCAATCCTCAACGGTGATAAGTGCCGGGTAACGCTTGGCGGCGAGGCGATCATCGATGGCTACGTCGACCAGTTCCGGCCGTCCTTCAGTGCCACTGACCACACTATCGAGATTCAAGGTCGGGACAAAAGCAGCGACTTGGTGGACTGTTCGGCTTTCCACAAGCCGGATCAATGGAAAAATCTAAACCTGCTACAGATCGCCAAGATCCTTTGCGCACCCTTCGGCGTGGCCGTCCGTACGGACGTGGATGTTGGGGCGCCGTTCGATACCTTCAAAATACAGCAAGGCGAAACGGTCTTCGCGGCCTTGGACAGGGCCGCCCGCTTTCGCAAGTTGCTGCTTTCGCCGGACGTCGCAGGAGGCATCATCATCACACGGGCGGCCAGCGTGCGGTCAACAACGGCGCTCGTCCAGGGTGGCAACATTCTCAGCGCCAGCGGGGCGCTCGACACTTCGCAACGCTTCAGCCAGTACGTCGTCAAAACCCAATCGACCAAGTCGAAGACCGAAGACGGCGTAGCTGAGAGTCATCAGGAAGCACAGGTGGGGGACTCTGATGTTACCCGCTACCGCCCGCTCGTGGTGATGGGGGAGTCGGGCAGCAACCCGACTGATCGTGCCATATGGGAGGCCAACGTCCGGCTGGGCAGATCCGCAACCGCGAAGGTTACGGTGCGCGGCTGGCGGCAGCAGGAAGGCGGGGTGCTGTGGGCGCCGAACCAATTGGTTGCTGTGAAGTCTTCTTGGCTGCGCATGAATGGCGATATGCTGATTCGTCAGGTAACCTACAACCGCAACGCGACATCCGGCACCACCGTGGACCTTGATTTAGTCAGCCCGCAAGCGTTCAGCCCCGAGCCGCCGGACAAAGAAAAGTCGAAGAAACAAAAGGGCGGCGGCCGCAATATCTGGCGCGAGGCATTAGGTAAAGACGATGAGCAGAGTTGAGAACCTGATAGCCCGTGCAATTGTCCGGCTAGTGGGGGATGCGGGCACCCGGCAGTCCGCACAACTGGAAGTGACCAAAGGGGAGCTACTGGACGACGTTCCCCGAATGCAGAACTATGGGCTGACGAGCGTACCTCCCGCGGGCGGCACTGACGCAATAGTTCTTTTCCTCGGCGGCGACAGGAATGAGGGAATTATCGTTGCAATGGAGAACCGTCAATTCCGTCTCAAGGCGCTAGAGTCCGGAGAGGTCGCGCTATTTGATGATCTGGGCAACGTGGTAAAACTGGGGCGGGAGCAACTCGAAGTCACGGCGGTCACCAAACTGGTCGCAACGGCACCCCAGGTTGAAGTCACCGCGCAAACGTCTGCGGTTATCAAAACCGGGGCGTCGTCTATTACGGTTACGCCCGCAAGCGTTGCGATCCAGTCCCTTATCCTGACCCACAATGGCAAGAATATTGGCGCCACCCACACCCATTCCGGAGTCACGACGGGCAGCGGTACGACAGGGGTGCCGACATGACCGACTACGCACTGCTCATTGGTGAGCTAGGCCGTATCGACATCGCCTTTACGGAGAACGATGTGGTGGCCGATGAGGGCCTCGAGACTGCGGTCCTGATCAGTTTGTTTTGCGACGCTCGAGCGACAGAGGATCAGATCCCGGTGATCGACCGCGACGGCGACTTGCGCGGGTATTGGGGCGACGTGCGCCCAGTTGTGCCCAACGATAAGACCGGTTCAGTCTTATGGGTGCTGCAGCGTTGCAAGCAATTGAATCAAACCCTGGCCGACGCCCGCGAATATGCACAAGACTCGTTGAAGTGGTTGATTGATGACGGCATTGCCGAGACGGTCGTGGTAAACACAAGCTACCCGGTTCGCGAATGGATGTTGCTGGAAGTAATCATCTATCGACCGCAATCGGCAAACC